GCCTTAAGGCGTTTCCCATTGTAAAAACAAGAGGAAATTTTTGGAACACGGGGTGAAACCCTATGTTCTTTCCAGTACATTTCTCCGCAAAAAACTGCGACAGTCTTTGAAACGACTGTTTTGCTGCGGTTAAGACTCCAACCGGATTCTTTGATCGCGTCAAGGTATGTAGATAATTCTCCTTTAAAGAAGATATCATCTCCAACCATCGCGTATTTAGTCAAACCACCTGCACGTACCACATAGTGGTGGCAAATGGTTGACAATTCAAAACAACCCTTCAGGCCCATAAGGAGTTTATCAGGAATGATAAACTTACCGTTTGGTAGATTAATCGGAAGATTAAATAATAATCCTTTTAATTTATCTAAACCTAAACTTTCGAGTCCGAAAGTGGCTAATTCTGGTGAAATATCGTCGGAGAAATTCGACAGATCAGCAGATACACATGTATCCATACCAGAGGCGATTTCACGACTCACAAAACGGTGTCCAACCGTTTGATCATCGGAGTAGTCCTCACGTAAACCGCTCATAATTGAGCGACAACGTGAGTACAGCCCTGTTGAATGGACAAAAGGTGTATTATACGGGCAAATAAGTCTTATCTTACCTGCACTTTCGGTCAATACATGAAGCCTTCCATATGGAGGTGGTTTGTAACCGAAGTCACAAGGACCCCCTGCATCAAACCACTCGGGAAACCGAGGTTCGCTTTTTAAAGCGGATGGTTTGGTACTAAGGGAATCAAGGTCCAAATATTGAGGTAGACTAGCCAAGTTATGTTTAAAACCAAAAACCTCCTTAAATGAAGGTGAAACCGATAGGTCATAAAAACCCTTAGGTTCAGAAGTAGGCTCAGGTACGGGAAAACCCATACTCGCGAGCCATTCGGGATCAACTCCTGTTAAAACAGAAGCGCGATCGCCGTTGGCCTTCTCGCTGTTACTTTTGTAATTTTTAAACATCACGTCCTCGTTGAATGAAGAGCCAGAAGGCTCTACCCTTTTTTCAAAGGCATCCAACGATTTCATTATCTGGTTAATGCTATTAGCTTTAATCATTTTTGAAAATGATAATACACAAAGAACCCGCTGCGCGCGAAGCGCGTCAGCTTTATTAGGTTTTCTAAGACCTGATAGCCGATCGAGTTCTCCCCAGTACCACGCAAATAACGAAGGGTAAATCTTTTTTCCTTGAGTTTTAAAGCCTGGTATAGGGAAACCATCCCTATCATTGCCTAATAACTTTAGACCGAATGTTGGGAACACCCGGGCTTTGGATAAAAAGTCTGCGCCATTGTTGCGTAGTCTAACTTCCACTTCCTTGAGATAGCTCTTACGAGCGTCTCTCGGTGCCGGTACTTGGGCCATAAGGGCTTCAAGAACCGTGAGGAATATATTAATTTCCTCATCACTCAACCTTCTAACGAAACTTACGAGTTTTCGAACTCGTATATCTTTTGGTTTTGGCTTTTTGTCAAAAACCATAAGAAAATCTCCTTAGTCTGTCGAATAAGCACCACGATACGAATATCGTAGTGGTTCTTAATCGTCAATCAAGGGAGCCGCAGGGGCTCTGGGATGATTAATCCCGAGGGTGTTGGCGTTTTTATAAGCCAACCCCCCCCTGATCCCCAGCG